ATGAGAGAGAAAGTTGTGCAGAACATCTATTACGACCGAGAAAAGAAAACCTATATTGTCTACTTCAACTACGGCAAAGATCCTTCTGGTAAGTATATCCGTAAGACTAAAACCTATAAGGACATCCGCACAGCAAAGCGTGAATTGAGGAATTTTGAGGCAGAAAAGGTCAACCAAGAGCTTGTCGATCCTTCTGACGTCACATTCAAGGAGTACGCAGAACAATGGCTTAAGTACAAAACAGCAAGCTGTGAGGATACCACGATTTACGGCTACAGCCAGTTTTTAAACAAGCATATCTATCCGTTCATGGGTGATATGCCACTCCAAAGTATTACGTCCGACACGATCAACGATTATATTTATTTCAAAACTCACTGCGATAAGAAAGACAATCCACTCAGCTTGAACTCGATTCGCAAACACTATGACCTGTTAAAACAGCTTTTTGACAGAGCGGTCGATTCAGACAGAATAAAAAAGAACCCTGTATACAATGTTGCACCACCTAAAAAGACAGACGCTGAAATATCTGTGTATACCGCAGAACAGCTACAGACACTATTTTCGATTATAAGCGGAACAAGAATGGAACCCATCGTAAAACTTGCAGGATACCTCGGCCTTCGTAGAGAGGAAATATGTGGACTAAAATGGGAATCAGTGAATTTTGAAAAGAACGTAATCTATATCAATAACGCAAGAACGTTTGCTGGAACTACCGTAGAAAAGAGAACAAAGAGTAAGCGCAGCACTCGTGTTCTGGCAATGCCACAAGATTTGGTAAAAACTCTAAAGGAGATCAAAGCAGAACATGATGACTATAAAGCAAAACTTCAAGCCGACCATGGATTTGAGTATGTGATAAGCATGGAAAATGGGATGCCTATGCGTCCAAACTACGTCAGCGATTGTTTTAAGAAAATGATTGACGATGCACATTTGCCCCATATAACCCTCCACGGTATTCGTCATAGTTTCGCTTCTGTTGCAAATGAACTTGGGATTCCTCTTTATGAAATATCCACATCTCTTGGTCATTCCAATACAACTATCACAGAGCAGATTTATGTAAAGCTGTTTGATGCAAAGCATACGGACACCATAAACACAGTTGCTGATGCGCTCGCCACAAAAGATAAATAATCTAATTAAGGTGCATAAATACTCTCCGACGCCTTTTTAAGTGGCATAATATAAAAAACCGACTTGGAGGTTTCGCGCAATGACTGAATTTGAAGTTGAACGCATCAAGCAGGCGCTCGCAATTTTAAAAGAACAAAAACTTAAAACATATGAAGATCAGGTTGGTAGATGTGATAACCCTAAACAATTGGCTAGAGAAGTCAAAAAGTATACCAGTGCTATAAATGATGTTGAGGCACTGCTTAAAAATTATGGTCTTCTTACGGCGGGCGTATCGCAAACAGCAGAGCAGTTAAATAGCCCTGAAAAAGAGCACATGTATCGCTTTGGTGTTAAATACAAAGCATATGCACCAGAAGAATATGCTGATTGGGCTTATAACGAAGTCCGCACCCAAACCGGTTGTACGGAAAATGAAGCAAAAGAATATTTAGAATCACATTTGCAGTTTGAATATTGTAATGATAAAACTTTCCGTAACTTACAAATCGAATTGATTGATCAATTTTATTGAGGCTATCATGAAGAAAGAAACGTATCTGCCACTTGAGATGTTAAAGAAAATTACAGAACAATACCCAAAAGCATGGGAGCAAATGGCAATGTTTCATAGTGAAAATGGGTCACCAGAACTTGGATCATGGCCTGAATGGTGCTATACTCCAATGAGCGCTGCGTTGGCAGTAGCATCCAAAGGGTATGATTTAAACAAGCTTCCTATTGATATAAGAATGGGAATAACATCCGTGGCTCAGGCAATATTTGCATTAGCTCCGTGGCGATTAAATAAAGAGGTCTATGTCATCGATGAAGATTTAAAGAATCTTTTATTTGAGCAAGACGGAGAACTCGATGTCCCTGACGAAATATTATTACAGCTTCCATATCAGTGTTTTTATGTAGAACTGCCAAACACATACTATAGGGCAGATAAGATTCATGGATTCTTTGTGACGCTGGAATATGACATTATTAACGGTGACAAAGAGTTAAAACCTGTTTTTCTTACGGAAGATGGAAGCGTATTCAGCTATTCCATTCATATTGGAGCAAAAACAATAGAGGAAAGTGTGGATATGCTCGATAAACAGGCTCTTGAAAATACGAACGGAAATAAAGAACTAAAACGTTTGGCACTAAGAGCGATACAGGATTCAGCAGAAACAAAAATATTCTTAAAACGAATCCTCCAAGTGATATTATATATTCTTGCACAAAACGCAGAAATTACGCAAAATTTTGAGCAGTCATTTATCACAAAAAGAGGAAAAACAATCAAGGATAAATATTCAGAAATACGCAAGTGGGATGTTGGTATTCGTATTGGGGCTGCAATAAGGCAGCAGAAAATGCGTGAGCAGTCTGAACAACCAGAACGCAATCAAAATGGGCATAATTCTCCAAGACCTCATATGCGTCGTGGTCATTGGCATCATTTCTGGACAGGACCAAAGACACGACCTGAAGAACGCAAACTTATTTTAAAATGGCTATCACCTATGACGGTTGCAACAAACACGGATGATACGCCTGTTGTAATTCATAAGGTGGGACTATGAATAATCCAGCAATCCTTGATATCGCTCTCGGCTTCGTTCTGCACAAACATAGCCGGGATGAATTCGGTTGTAAAAATAATAAAGCACAGGCTATCCGTGAGATGTCAGATAATGAACTGGCCGCGTTCTTAAATGAGCTTGTCGCACAGCAAGATAATTGCCCGCAAACAATCGACGGCTGGAAAGAATGGCTGACAGAGGAAATAAAATGAATAAAATAGAAGTGATTTGTTGTAAGGACTGCGATCTTTGGAACGCATGGGATAAACATGGGAATCTGTGTAGTTGTGCCCACTTTACACAAGATGATGCAGCGCCTGTATATACTAAACCTGATGATTTCTGTAGTTACGCAGAAAAGAAGTAAACGCTAAAAAATGGGGTACTGGTCCAATTAAGGATCAATACCCCATCTGTTTTTATACTAGTTCAATATCACTTGGCTCTACGTAGCCCGATACATTCACTGAGATTGGATACTTGCCAATGCGACTTTCAAGATTTGTCACTCGATAGCGACCATTGACTAGTTTTCCATCATAGATAAACCATTCTCCCCGGCGGCGCATACCGCAGTGAGTCTGGCTGTTTGAAAATAATACTCCGTCTAATTTAATTTTGTCTCCTGCGCACAATGTATTCTTGTTATCTGCCATTAAAATGTATTCCAAGTTGCTGGCCCACAGATACCGTCAGCCGACAATCCATGTGCTTTCTGCCATTCCACTAGCTTAGCTTTTGTGCCAGCACCAAAGATACCATCCACTTTCAAACCCAGATGTCGCTGCAATACGGTCACAGCATAAGACACGCTACCAGTACAGTCCTTAGAACCCTGACGAATCGTAGGCATGATTTTACTCACGACATGATAAGCAGTACCACTTTTACTGATCCAGCGGCTAGGGGCCTCACGCACATCAATGTGGACGAAACCGCCCGTCACCTGTGCTCGACTATAATAACCAATGCCACCGTGTTTCTGAAAGTAGGGGAGGGAAGTCACATACAGTGCAATACGAATTGGATCGATACCAGCGATGTGAATATCTGCCGCTGTACCCAGACAATGCTGGCTGCGAGAACTGCCACCGATTGAAATATTGTACGCAGGAGTACGGTAGGCAGAACTAATCAGAACTGGTTTGCCAAAGTGGTCACGAATCTGTTGCAGAGTCTCTACCAGCTCGGTTGCCACCTTGAATTCATCACTCTTATCATTGCAAGCAAATTCATAAGCGCAGAAATTCTTAGACAATTTTTTATTCCAGTCCTTTTTCATGGAATATGTAATAATGCCCATGGAAACACACCTTCAATCCTTCTTGAGTTCGGTTTCAATTTTTTCGTTCTGAATATCCAGTTCCTTAACAGCAGCTTCAATCATCATCTCAATAACAGGAGTAACCTTTACACCCATCTTCTCCAGAATAGTAATAACGTACTTCTTTTTATCGGCTTTCTTGATCGCTCCGGTAAGACCAAGCTTTTCAGCTGCACGGACAGCCATCTGGACAATCTTGTACATACCAATCTGCTTCAGGTAAGGAATCCCATAGGCGATAAAGGCAGTGCCTGCACCAGTGATAACCAGCTTGACAACAACAGAAATAATCTGATTCATATAATCCATCATAATATACCTCCTGACAAAATAAAAACCCGGAGGCACCAAGCCCACCGAGTCAATGATTCATACGTTTATTCTTCTGTTTTTAAAAAACCATTTGTTTGAAGCATTTCGTCGTACATACGCTCCACATTCTTGATAGCATGTGGCATCTTATTATTCTTATACTTGGGGTGCGTTTTGCAATATTCATTGTATTTTAAAATAATTCCAAGAATCTCATCGTAGTCCTCTTCGGTATGTCCGAGTCCTCTGACGAGCTCATTATTGAAACGAAGAACACTGCTGCGATAATTATTCGCTTTACGTTCTTCACCTTCTTCGATGTGTGCGTCAAGCTTCTTTCTAGTTTCTTCCAGTTCTGCTTTGATATCTTTAATTTCTTTCATCACTCCAGCGTTAAGAGCGTTACCCAATTGGGCGGCTATCCAAGACTACGGATTGATTTCGATTTTCGATACTTGAATAATAGACATAACAGCGACAATCAAACCGCTGCCGCCAGCCATAACAGATCCAAGATGATTTAAACAAAAATCAAGAATCCCTTCCATTTAACTTTCATCACCTCGATTCTATTGACAAAATTCGACAATGTGATATATTAAAATTGTCTTATCCCTTCATCGAGCAGGAAGAGAATGACAATAAAAAGGAAAGACCTGGAGCATAACAACTCTGGGTCTTTTCTATTACCAGTGATAGTGTGGACGTTCTTCTTTGAAAAGAATATATCTTAACCAGTCGTCGATGAAAATACATAATAAAGCTAAAAAGAACCATAGCACTGTAAACGGTAGACAGATTTGACCTAGCAGATTGAAAGGCAGGGAAGAGTAGTCCCAGATATGTAACCCCAGCATCAGGTTCAGCGGGATACCCACGACAAGTTCCATTGCAGTTACGAACAATGCACCAATAACTGCCTGATTATGCAACGCCATCTCCCATGGAATATAATTGTTCAGACCGCCGATCACAACAAAGCAGATGCCACCCACTACAGCCATAGTCCAGTGTGAATAACCACGCCACAATATTTCAATGCAATAATAAAGCGCCCCTCCTATCAAAAAGAGAAGGATGCACTTTAAATATTCTTTAACTTTACTCTTCATGATCTGACTACCTGAGCAACGCTGTCGTACTCGATTTTAATAGCATTAAGCTGTTCTAAAGTGTTACATTCCTTAATGCTCAATTCCAACTCCTGTTGATGAGAAACAAATGGTTTAACATATACACCAATTTCTAGAGCTAACGCAGCTAAATTTTCATACGTCTACTCTACACATTCGGCACCAGTGCTATTCCATGTTAGCTTAAACGGTTGCGCGGTGGCTACAGAAATTTGATATAGAGCAAGATTTGAAGTCAACAAGGATTGCTTCTCACTTGTAACAGAATAATATTTACCATCTGTCCATTGTAATGGATGATTTTCAAGATATGTAGCTAGAATAGTTTTACTTTCTGAAACCTTTTTTTCTTTCTGAATCTTTAATGTATTTTCAGGATTGTTTTCAGTGAGTTCTGTGTATTCTTCTTTTGTTAATTTTCCTGCTAAATAAAAAGTATCTAATTTTGCAGTAAAATTATTTGTTTTTCCGGAAGCGATTACTTTTTTACATAGTTCATAAATGCTCATAATAAATTACACTCTCCTCCTTTCTCTTTATTTAGCAGTTTCATCATCGGTCACGCCCAGCTCCAAAAGAGTTAGGCGGTAGTCCTGGTCAAGGTTCAAAGCGTCTGCGTCGGCAAGAGCGGATTTCAGTGCTACTACCATTTCTGGCAACCTTTCCCTTATTTCCTTCTCCTGCCGAGTGGGCAGATTATCCTTTTTCCACTGAATCATGGTGACTGTCCTCCTTACTGGAATGCGCCGGAGACGGCTTTGATGTAGCCGCCGGTGCCGGATGCACTGCGGCTGACGCTGATGCGGAAATTGAATGCTGAACCATTGGCAGCAGTCTTGTTGGTGAACACGATGTTCATGCCTTTCTTCACCTCAGTGGTAGCATCCTGCCAGACCGGGGACGGGTCGTTGTCGTTGTTCGTGACCTCCGCCTTAAACACAGCATCATCGGGAATGCTACCCGTCACCTGAAGGACGGCAACGGTAATGTCACCATCCACTGCCAGCGGGGTGGTCAGGGTCACACTTGCGGCGTGGACGGCCTTGGTGAAGGTTGCGGACGCGCTGGTGGTTCCCTTGCCGTCGCTCACCTCAACCGTCATGGTGTGGTTGCCGTTCAGGATGCGCTGGAATCCGGCAGCATCGGCGGTCTGCTCAAAGGTCAGGGCCGTGCCGCTGGCAACGCCGGTGCGGGTCTTAGTGGTCTTGCCGTCAAGTCTTTCGGTGACGGTCAGGGTGTCGCCGTCGGCATCGGTGACGGTATACTTCCATGCAAAGGCCGTGTTTTTCTCGCCAAGAGCTGCGCCGTCCGTGCTGACGGTAGATCGGAAGAG